CAAACAAAGCGAAATAGACAAAATGAAACAGGCGTACCTTTTGGGCACGCCTGTTTCCGAATTACAAAAAATATATAAGTTAAGTAGAACTACGATCTATAAGTATCTTAAAGATTGTCAATAAAATCTTCTAATTCTTCGATTTCAATTATTGCGTCTTCTTTCTTATCCTTTTTAATCTTTTGTTTAATGCTTGCAAATCTTGTGGCTAAGTCCTCTTTGTCAATATTCAAGTCTTGCTTTTCATAGTCTACCGACGGTTCGCTGTCTTCGGGTTCATATGTTGCCCCTCGATCTTCGCCACGGAACTCCGATCCTTGCTTTCCTTGCCTACGTAGTGCCTCTCTATCAAATAACTCTGATCTAGTTTCTGCTGCTCGCCATACTACTTTTTTAATAAGTTGTTCAATCTCTTTTTTGTTTAACAGAATTGGCTCGCCGGCTTCTCGTAGAATAGACTCTTTAACGTCGTCTTCTTTCCAATCCCATTCGTCGTCTTTCTTCTCGTCTTCTTTCCAATCCCATTCGTCGCCTAGCTCGTCGCTCTTTTTAACGCTTGCGAGCTTATCCTTCATGCGTTGAATAGCTTCTTGATTTTCTTTATGGCCTTTTTCCACGTCTGCCCATCGCTCTTCTGTAGAGCGCGGGTCGGTATCTGCTGCTGTGGCTGCTTTTTTATCTTTTGCAAATTGACTTAAGATTTCTTTTCCGGAGCGGCCGTATCCTTGTTGTACGAAAATATCCTGCAATTTTTCGATGGGTACATTCTTAAGACCTACTGTATTCTCTACAGCCTGCCAAATACGATTTGCTTCTGCAGCCTTTAACTGTTCGCGTTGACCTCTGTCCTTGAGCTTAAATGCAGTCTTAGAAAGCGCCCAGTTGCCTAGCCGTTTCGCCATACCTACAGGAGCTTCGTCGAGAATAGTTTTTTCGGTAGATAGTTCGTTAAATCTCATGCAAGTATTTATCTTGCTTTACTGGATTTCGAAAGAACATCTTGTCTGCTAGACACTCATCGATAGCATTTTTAGCTCTAGTAAGTAGCTGTTCGGGCGTACCGTTGTTATCGATGACCTGAAATGGGACGCAACCTACCCAAGCCCATTCGCTTTCGTGTACATGAGCATACGTGGTACGCATGGTATTTAATGCTTCTGCATCGCCGTTGTATGCCTTTACAGCCGTAAACCACCACTCTGGATGCGGGCCCCGATCTACACGGATAAGGTAGCCGCCCATTTCCTGAATCATTCGTATTTCATTAGGGAACCGGGCGTCACTAACTACTACGTGATTGTTGGGCTGCCCTACAAGCTTATTCATCAAGCTAAGGAACCAAATGTCCTTATGGAAGTGGTCACGGAATACGTCAGTACCGATTAACTGCAAAGCAAGGCGCGGTGTGAAGTTAGGGATGCCTAAGTGTTCCGACCACCACGGGTCTACTTGCTCTCGCCATTCCCTACTGATTTTAGTATCACCCTCTAGTAGATTGCGAGGCCAGTTAAAAATTGCTGCGGTAGCATCCTTTAGAGAACCTGCAAAACTGTCCTGTCTAAAGGAATAGTTGTCAACTAGATATCCAGCTACAGTATTCTTTCCAGAACCAATCGCACCAAGCAAACCGATAATCACACCCATAGAACACCTCCGTATATAGGACAGTGTAGCAGAGTATTAGGCTTCTGTCAATGGTTCTTCGGTAGTTACAACTGGCGGAACTAGAGATAGTCCGCGGGCTCTTACTAGGCTTTCCAGTTTTGTCTTGTCACGCTTGCGAGTTGGCTTTGCGAATAGTGCCAGCAATTCGTCGTTCTTGAGCTGTAGTGCGCTCTTAGGACTCTTGCGACCACCTAGCTTATACTTTACGCGAACAGATAGTGACTTCATTCTCTTCTTCGGGCTTGGCTTTCTTGTCTTTGACATTGTGTGTTTCCTTAATTATCCGATTCGAAATGGCATACCATCCCGACTTGTTACAAAGTTTTGTAATTCTGTTTCTAAACGTTCCATCTCTGCGGCCGCATCTTGCTTTAGCTGATCACCGTTTAATGTGACTGCACCATCTGGACCTGGTAATCCGCTTGGGAACTTGCTACGAGCTTCACCTAGCATCTGTTTGCATTTTGCAAGTGCATAATCACGTACCCATGGGTTTGTGTAATCGTCCGTCAAAATAATATCTTCTGGCTTACGCATCCATACTTTAGCTAATACGTCTTCTTCTGCCTTAGGACGACGAATGAGCTTGAGCTGCTTGCGCGACGGTTCCCAAATAAAGTTAATTTCCGAACCAAATACTCTACCAATCGTTTCTTGATACTGGGCAAAGAAATCCCATGTAGCTAAACCGCCTGTGCGACCTGCCTGAAGCAAGTAGATATTTGAGAACGCAGCTTCGAACGGATCAAAGTTGGTGCCGCCAGATGTATTAACACCTACACCGCGACGAAATAAACGTTCTACTTCTTGTACTTCTTCTGGCATTGTATACGTATCTACATCGGGTTGTAGGCTAAAGAAGATGTGGGACTCTTCTACACCGCCCGTTGTTCGTTGCCTTACTCTTGAAATAGCTAAATCAATCGCTAGGTTATAGTGCTCTGGGTCAAGTTCGATCTCGACCATTTGCCCGCCCAATAGTAGGCGCAATTGTTCTATTAGTTTGGTTCTTGGAGTCGCTGCTGCGGACATAGTATTACCTCGTTCGTAACAGTATTTATCGCTAAATAGTAATATGCGAGCACATAACTTATACAAGAACTGGGTATTTCCGGACTCAAAAACCATCGATGCCGATTTTCAAGAATACAAGGGAAAAGAGGATAGAAAGTGGAAAGAACGCGCCCGTACAATAGGCGCACGTTGGCCTTTGTTTAAGGACAGAGCAGAGTTTGAAGCTTCCTTACGCAACGCAGAAATTATCGATGTAACAGATGCGTTCGATGCTAAGGTACGAAACCGTAGTCATACAAGCTCGTTAGACTCTCTTAAGGGACTAGTTAGCGGATATCAAATGCCGCGCGATGTAGATCGCATTGCAAAGGGATTTCAAAACGGAGATCCAATTCCGTTGCCCATTATTCTAAAGGGCAAGACCGGCATGTGGATTATGGCAGGTAATACGAGATTAGATACCGCAGGAATACTGGGTGTCCAAAAGAAAGCTTTACTCGTCGATGTCTCGGGATGATTTGTTTTTATAGATCGAGAAATTAATTACGTCGATCTTAGGAACTCGTCCGTGTTCCTCAAAGATAATATGCTTACCTTTCTCGTCCAGAAACTTATCCACAAAGACGGTCCCATCTTTTAGTTTAATTCGGACTCGCTTGCCTTTATAAGTCGAAGTATGCATGTTTACTTTTTCCTTCGGGCGTAATCCGGAATAGGCTTGATACCTAATTTTAACTGCAAAAGAAACATAGCCTTACCATCGTTTAGTTTCTTGGTAATTACATCAGCAAAGAGCAGCACTTGTTCTCTCGTATCCCCGTGAATCTCAATCATTCCTTCGTGTCCCATGCAGTAACCGATTGCTGCATCCATATCGATCTCTGCCGTCCACATCTCCCGAAGCTTGTCTTTGTCAAGCGTAGGATCATCCCACTCTGCATCTGTGGACGGTGGAGTGACTTTGCCTATTTTAAAGGCTGCTTCATTCATCGGGTAATACAGGTTCCTGCTCAATTGTTTCGTTAATACGAGCAATATCGCTGTAACGAAACGCAGTGTAGGAGGTGCCGGAGTTGCTGTAGAAGTGATGTATGGAGTCTTCGTTAGCTTCCTGAAACCAGCAGTAAAATTCTTCCCACGGGCCGTCGGTGGCATGTGCAGGACCCACTTTGTAGTTGTCCGGAAGAGCACCAGCACTCTGCCAGGACAGTACCTTGCCGTTCTTCATTGTGATGCAAAGGCGCGAAACGGGTCGCGTAGCGACGGGTTCTTTCGGCTTTCTCTTAAAAGGGTTCCTAAACATCTGTCCTCCCATAGGTGCGAATCGTTTTGTCTTCTTGATATGCAATGTACTCTGCCACCGCCACAACTGCTGCAGAATTGCGCTCCGGCGTTTCTTGATAGTGCCCTGTTGACTTAACAAAGGCATCTGCCTTACGAAGATATACTTGTTTCTCTTCGTTAGTTGCTGGCTGCAACTCGCCTGCCGGAAGATAATAATACGTAGGCAGGTTAATACGTTCACTCATGTTATCGCCCTCGTGACCTTAGAACAGCATCCACAAACTCGGTAAGAAGAGCGAAGCCGAACATGATCACAGCACCACAAATAGCGCCGCGGGCATCGCCGAGCAAATAACCAACGCCCGTAAAAAATGCCAGTGCGACGAAAAACATAGGATTCAACCTATTCATATTAGTCGAGCCTGATCGTAGCACCCTTGAACCAACCTGCGCACACCGTGCCCGAGACTCGCTTGCCCGCCGGCGAAGTAGCCTCGAAGTTGGTCTTGAACACATCGTCCTCGCTACACGACATAAAGCCGTATCCACCAGTAACGATATCGGTATAGCCCTGCTCTTGCAGGATTCGAACCGTCTGATCCGGGCGAACACAACCTGTCACTGCCAACACTGCAATCGCTGCAACAAAAAGCTTCTTCATACGTTACTCCTTAGGACCATCCCAATCACAATCGATACCGCCCTTGTAGGCGCCGACCGCTACTGCGCATCGAGTGCCGTCACTAAGGGTGACTTCCTTTACGGAAATTGAATACCCGCCGTTAGTCGAGACCGCGCTGTCGTCTTTCGCCGCACAGCCAGTCACAGCCATAGCCACGACCACTGCAACAAGAATTCGCTTCATACTGTTCTCCTTAGTGAACTGTCTTGAGGATGACGATGTCGCCGTTCATGCGACCATTGAGCTTGGTGTCCACACCCCGGATCTCGTCCAGGAACTTACGTAGTCCGACCTTGCCCGAACCCATGAAAGCCTTAAGCTGCTCCTTCGGCTTGCGGAGCGTCTTCTGCACGGACTTGTTCTCGTCGTAGAACAGAATGGACGCGCCCTTACACGACAGGGTGGCAGCTTCCTGTGCGACGTACTTGCCCAGCTTACGCTT